CTTCAATAACATACGGAAGTTGGAATCACTTACTTATTAGTATTGATTTAGATACAAACCCCGAATTTAAGTGCTATGTTAACGGGGTTGATGTAACCCTTGTCGATAATATGGGTAACCGACATTCATTCTCTACTGCAACGGAAGGTCTGTTTATAGGAGAATTTGCTACAGGTCATTATACACCTTTCTTAGGTGCTATTGATGAATTCGCAATTTGGAGTGGTACGGCTTTAACATCAAGTGATGCCACGGCTATTTATAACTCAGGCGCTCCAAACGACCTAAACAATAACGGCTTGACTGCGCCAACGACTTACTACCGCATGGGAGACGGAGATACATTCCCAACCTTGCAAGATACAAACGGAAGTTTTGATTTAACAATGACAAACATGACAAGCGGTAACATAGTAAGCGACGTACCTACATAAACACGAAAGATATGAGCAATACAAT